GCTCAGTATATGCAGCGTCCAACTGGTGAGGGTATTTCTATCATTCCGAAGGAATGGGTTAAGCGTTGGTCTGAAGATAACCCACCTACTTGCGATTATTTGATACAAAGCTACGATACGGCGTTTTTAAAGTCCGAACGTGCTGACTATACGGCAATAACTACATGGGGAGTGTTTTATCCCGAGGGTAAAATAGGTGATCAACTGTACAGCGGGGCTGACGCACACCTGATTCTGTTAGATTGTGTTAAAGAACGGTTAGACTTTCCCGAACTCAAGCGTGAAGCGATGCGTTTATACGAGCATTGGGACCCTGATTCTGTAATAATTGAGACAAAAGCGTCTGGTATCCCACTAACGCAAGAATTACGGCGACAAGGAATACCGATTAATACGTTTTCTCCTAGCAAAGGACAAGATAAGATTGCAAGACTCAATACGGTAAGTGCGATTTTCCAAGAAGGTCGCGTTTGGTTGCCTGAAACGTCTTGGGCACAGGAATTATTGGACGAAATTGTTGATTTCCCTAACGGAGAGAACGACGATTGCGTGGATGCGACGACTTTAGCGTTAATGCGCTTTAGAAACGGGGGATTTTTGCGTTTAGAGAGCGATTATCAAGACGAAGAGGAATACTACCCCAGAGTCCGTGCATATTATTGATTTACTGAGTTAAAAAAGAAGAGTATGGTGGCGAATTATGGCAGAAATCCAAGTTCCACAAGATCTTGAGGGCGAAGAAGAGTTAGAAATCCTTTTCGACGAGGATGATAATGTTCTTTACCCCGAAGCATTGCAAGCTGAGGGAGAAATGCCTTTCGGTGAGAACATGGCTGACTATCTTGAGGATAGTGCTCTAGGCAAAATCTCCTCACAGCTTATTTCTTCTTACGAAGACGACTTATCTTCACGACAAGACTGGTATGAGACGTTTAGAAACGGTCTTGACTTGTTAGGGATTGATAGCGAAGCTCGTAGTGAACCGTTTGAAGGCGCGAGTGGGGTATATCACCCGTTACTAGCTGAAGCTACTACGCATTTCCAAGCACAGGCATACAAAGAACTTTTACCGGCTAATGGACCTGTAGATACAAAGGTTATGGGAGCAACTAACGACCCTAAACTGATGCAGGCTAACCGCGTAAAAGATTTCATGAATTATCAGCTAATGTATAAGATGGAAGAATACGATCCTGAAATGGATCAAATGTTGTTCTTCCTTCCGTTAGCAGGATCTGCATTTAAAAAGTGTTATTACGATCCTTCGATGGGACGAGTCGTTTCTCGTTTTGTAAAAGCTGAAGATTTAGTCGTTCCGTACACAACCACGGATTTACATACCACTCCTCGCATTACGCACGTCATTAAAATGACTGAAAACGATATGCGTAAATTACAGCTTAGTGGTTTTTATCGCGACACAGGTATGACTCCTCCTGGATACACTACAGACGAAAACGTCATACAAGAAAAGATTGATGAACTAGATGGGATTTCTAGAACAGGTTCTTCTGAAGAATACACCTTGTTAGAATGTCATGTAGAACTAGATATAGAAGGATTCGAACATACAGATTCAAATGGTGAAACTACTGGACTAGCGTTACCGTATATTGTAACAATTTGCCAAGATAACAGTGAGATTTTGTCGATTAGACAGAACTACGATGAAATTGACCCCATGCGTAAAAAGATTGAATACTTTACGCATTATAAATTCCTTCCTGGATTAGGATTCTATGGATTCGGGTTAATCCATATGATTGGTGGAGTAACTAAGTCTGCTACAGCAATATTAAGACAGCTGATTGATGCAGGCACACTTGCTAATCTACCCGCTGGTTTTAAATCACGCGGATTGAACATACAGCGTTCAGATGACCCATTACAACCAGGAGAGTGGCGTGACGTTGACGCTCCTGGAGGCACTATTCGCGATTCCTTTTTACCGTTGCCTTACAAGGAGCCTAGTGCAACTTTAGCTCAGCTGCTGGGGTTATTAGTTGAATCCGGACAACGGTTTGCGGCAGTAATGGACCAGCAGACTGGAGATGGCAATAGTCAAGCTCCTGTAGGCACTACTGTCGCTCTTTTAGAAAAAGGCCAGAAAGTTATTTCTTCCATACATAAGCGATTGCATTATGCACAGAAGAATGAGTTTAGAATTTTAAAACGATTGTTCGGAGAGTATTTACCTCCTGAATACCCGTACCAAGTACAAGGCGCACAGCAAACTGTTTTTTCTCAAGACTTTAATAACAGTGTAGACATTGTTCCTGTTTGCGATCCTAACATCTTTAGTACTACGCAACGAATTATTCTAGCGCAGACACAACTACAGATGGCGCAAAGCGCACCCCAGATTCACAATATGAAAGAAGCCTTCCGTAAGATGTATCTTGCGTTGAATATCAAAGATATTGATGATGTGCTTCTTCCTGACTTTGATCCAACTCCTAAAGATCCTGTTCAGGAAAATATGGATGCGTTGATGAACGTTCCATTGAAAGCCTTTCCTCAACAGAATCATGACGCGCATATTCAAGCGCACATGGCGTTTATGCAAAGTCCACAAATACAGCAAAATCCACAAGCGATGTCAGCACTACAGGCGCACATTCAAGAACATATCGCATTGAAGTATCGAGTGCAGATGGAGCAGATACTAGCTGAGCAAGGTATTCAATTACCGCAACCAGGACCAGATGGTCAAATGCCACAGCTTCCACCTGAAATGGAAAGTCAGATTGCGGTAGCGGCTGCTCAAGCTACGCAACAAATAACAGGTCAAGAACAAGCACTAGCGCAAGCGATGGCTGCACAACAACAAGATCCGCAAAGACAAATGTTCGAAGAACAAATGGAACTTGAGTTTGAGAAAATTAATCAGCGTGATAGAGATACTGAACGTAAAGTTCAGCTTGAAAGGGAGAAACTCGAATCACAAGAACAGCAAACAGACATAAAAGTAGCGGCTACATTACAAGAAGCTGAAATGCAGAACGAGCGAGATATGGACTCTAACTTAACTGAGATTGCGAAGGTTGTTCGCGAATCCAGAGAACAGGAATAGGTGGCTTATTTATTAAGCAACATACCTCATTTTAACGCATGGATCCGAAAAGAATTTACACACAATCACATAGACTATCACGGGGAGTATTTACACGCAGTTGTTTTTGCTGTAAACACCATTCCAGACAGGTGTCTATCTTTTCAAGTAGTCTTTACGGGGTTTGAGCTTGACGCAGAAGAAGATGCAGAAAATATACACGGTGGCGCGATGTGGGCTAGGATGCCTATAACCGCGCTTGTTGCAGATTCCGTTTTAACGGAGATGCCTGAAGCTATGCCTACGCATTTAGCTCAGCCGTGGGATTGTAGTTCTCATGAACACGCAGTAATCAAAATGGATCGTGTTTCCTCTAGTCCTTGGCTCTGTAAGATAGATAACGAATTCCACACTGGACGTTATTTATTTACTGTTGACTACACTGGAAATGATATAGCAGATGATCCAGCACAACATAAACAAAGTCATGTGTTAGAACTAACGGATGCTGGTAAGTGGACAGGTAATATTGTTGCACTTCCTAACAACCGTGTAAGAGCGACTAACCCAGCACTCTGGGAGACAGGATCAGGTGCACCTGATTTTTATCCTAGTCAGCACTTACATAGCGCAGAAATTCATGACAGTTACATGGATCCAAAAGTAACTTTCAATAATTTGTACTCAGAAGGAGACAAGAATGAAGGGTAGAAAGAAAATGCCTAAGATGATGAAAAAAGGTGGACCAGCTAAAAAGAAAACTAAAAAGTCTCCTAAGATGAAACGAGGAGGTAGAGTTAAATGAAGCGATATAACCGAGAGTATCCTGCACCTAGTTCTCAACCAGCAGGTGTTAAAATAGAACCAATGACTGCTTCTTCAGAAGGGTTTGCAACTCCGACTGAGCTCAAGCAGAAAACTATCGACATTCCTGGGAAAAGTGTAAAAACTAAAGGAACAGGAGCGGCGACTAAAGGTTTAGATTTCATTAGTTATGTTAACTAATGGATTTTATAAAAACTTCGGAGTATTTGCTCCGCAAATTACGAGAGCGTCAACACGACCTTTCGCAATCACTCGCTTCGGGGAGTGCAAACGACTATGTTCAGTACCAACGAATAGTTGGGGAAATTTCAGGGTTAAATTTCGCTGAACAAGAAATAACTACCCTGCTTGGAAATATGGAAGATATAGATGACGACTAAGAAAAAAGTAGAGGATAGAGTTTTAAATTTTGGATCTGATACGTCTGAAGAACCAAAACCTACTCTAACGCATGAGAACGTAGATTCTCATTCAGATAAATTACCTAACCCAACTGGGTATAGGATCCTTATCCTACCGTTTACTCCTCCAGAGAAAACAAAAGGCGGCATTATGTTAGCTAAACAAACTCTTGATAAAGAGCGGATAGCTACCATAGTTGGGCTTGTTGTACGACTAGGCCCAGATACTTATTCCGACAAAGAAAAATTCCCAGAAGGTCCATGGTGTAAAGAGGGCGACTGGGTGATTTTTGGTCGCTATGCGGGAGCTAGATTTAACATTGAAGGCGGCGATATGCGTCTCCTTAACGATGATGAAATTTTAGCCACTGTTAATAACCCAGAAGATATTCTGCAATAAGGACATTAAAATGGCTGAGTCACAAGAAATTGAGTTAGAACTTCCAGAGGAAGAAGTAGATATTCATGAAGCTGATGTGCTTCAAGAGTCGGCTCAAGATGTAAACTTTTCTGCTGAAGAGGAAACATCTAACGAGAGCGAACTTAATGAATATAGCGATGGTGTAAAGAAACGCATTGATAAGTTGACTTATCGTATGCGTGAAGCTGAACGTCAGCGCGAAGAAGCAGTAAAACTTGCTAAACAGATGGCTGAACAAAATGCTCAGCTTCAGACTAAACTTCAGTCTTCTGATTCTACTTTAGTTAATGAATATGCTTCTCGTGTAGAGAGTCAAAAAGAACAAGCACGAAAAGCTCTGAAAGAAGCTCAAGAACTTGGAGATGCTGAAGCCATAGCTTTAGCCACTGAAGCAGTTGCGAAAACTTCTTTGGAAGAGCAAAATGCTCAACGACTGAAACAAAGACAACAAAGACCAGCAGCGCAACAGCCTCAACAGGAGGTTCAACAACCTCAGCAGCAAAATTTACAACCTGCTCCTGTTGACCCAAGAGCTGAACAATGGGCAGAGGAAAACCCATGGTTTGGTGAAAATGAAGGAATGACCTATGCTGCAATGGGCATCCATCAGAAATTATTAGGTGAAGGAGTTCCTCCAAATACGAAACATTATTATGATAGAGTTAATAGTGAAATTAGAGAACTTTTTCCGCAACAGTTCGCCGATGAGACGAAAAACGTGAAATCCCCTGTAGCTGGGGCCAGCCGTGGTGTTGGTTCTGCAAAGAAAGGCTCACGCAGTGTGAAACTCACTCCATCACAAATGGCTATTGCCAAACGTATAGGAGTGCCCTATGAAGAATATGCAAAATATGTATAAAGGAGATGACAAATGACAGATCGAACCTCCAGATCTGCTGATACACGAGCAAAAAAAGCTCGCAGAAAAACATGGCAACCACCTTCAATGTTGGATGCCCCAGAAGCACCTGAAGGATATAAGCACAGGTGGATACGTGCAGAAGTCAGAGGACACGATGACAAAGCGAATATGTCTAAACGTATTCGTGAAGGATTCGAACCAGTAAGAGCAGAAGACCATCCAGAGTTTGACTCTCCTACAGTAGATGACGGAAAACACGCGGGTATAATTGGAGTAGGTGGTTTGGTTCTTGCAAAAGTTCCAGAAGAAACCGTAGAAGAAAGAACTGATTACTTCGCAAGAAGAAGTCAGGAACAACTTCAGGGAGTAGACAACGATCTTTTGCGAGATAGTGATCCTAGAATGCCTATAAATAAAAGAGACATTCAAAGGAACTCTAAGGTTGAATTTGGCAGTCGGAACTCAGGTTCTGATTAATTTATCACTCTAATATGAGGGTTTAATAATGGCTAATACGGATGCACCTAATGGGTTCACTCCTGTAAAGTCCCTGTACGGGGGCACGGTTAGACCCAAGAAATTGCGTATTGCAAGTGCATACGGAACTGCTATTTATAGCGGCGACGTTGTCACACTTTCTTCGGGTTATGTCAATCAGGCAGGAGCAACCTCAACTCCCGTCGGTGTGTTTTACGGTGTGTATTACACAGCTACGGATGGGACTCCAACTTTTTCTAAATCGTGGACTGCAAGCACAGCTACACTTGGCAGCGCAGATGCGGAAGCATATGTGTATGCTGATCCAGGCACTGTGTTTGAAGCACAGTTCACAGCAGGAACTCCTGCAGTAAGTTTTATCGGCAACAAGTACACTTTAAGTACGACTGCTGGTAGTTCTACTAACGGTCGTTCTAAAGAGGGTGTAACAGCTACTACTTCTAGTGGTGTTGCTTTATGTGTCGGTTTTGTAGATTCTCCTAGCAATAGCATCGGTGCTAATGCTCGGGCGTATTTTACATTCCCAACTAACACCTTCGCAGTTTAAAGGAGAGTAAATAATGGC